GTTCCTTCGTCGGGGTGTCGCCGGTGACGAATCCGCACTCGATCCCATGCCGGGTTTTCAGCGTCTCGACGATGTGCTCACCGTGATTCACCCCGCTGGCGAAGACGAGGACCGCATTGCGGTTCGCGGTGTGGGCGATGATCTCGCCACAAGCGGCTTCGACCAGGTGCGCCTGATCCATCAGGTCTTCGACTTCGCCGGCGATGAATTCCCCGCCACGAATGTGGAGACAATCCACGTTGGGTTTGTGGATCCCGGCCTTGGTGACGAGCGGGCAGAGATACCCCTGCACGATCAATTCGCGGACACCAACCTCGTAGCAGACATGGTTCAAAAACCCGTCCGGCGTACAGATCGATCCTGACTTCAGCCGGAACGGCGTCGCCGTGAAACCGACGATCCGCAGGTTCGGATTCACCATCTTGGCATCGGCAAGGAACTGCCGATACATGCCGTCGCCATCGGGCGGAATCATGTGGGCTTCATCGATCACCACCAGGTCGAATGGATCGAACTCGCAGGCACGCGTGTAAATCGACTGAATTCCGGCCACGATCACCGGGGCCTGCGTCTCGCGACGTTTGAGCCCTGCAGAGTAAACGCCGAAGCGAACCTCCGGACAGATGGCGTTCAGTTTGTCCGCCGCCTGCTCCAGGAGTTCCTTCACGTGCGCGAGGATCAGCACACGGCCCTTCCACAGGCTCACCGCGTCCTGGCAGATCGACGCGATCACGGGCGTCTTGCCGCCGGCGGTCGGGATCACCACGCAGGGATTGTCATCCCGAATGCGGAGGTGATCGTAGACTGCCGACTTCGCATCGTGTTGGTAAGGCCGGAGCGAGATCATTCCCATCCTCGAAAATCTCAGGACGCGGTTCGGAGCAGTTCGCCGTTGCAGAATTTACGGCCGCGCTGGGCCTCGAGTTCTTCGTCGCTGATGGCGATCCGGGCGTTCGCCCGCTGGCATGCCGGGCACATGCGATTGGCCGGTCCGCTCGAATCAAACGCCTTGCTGCATTTGAGGCAGCTTCGGGTCTTCCCTGGCGTCACTGGCGGCGGCAACTCCGCGGGCTGGGAGGTGAACGGCATCACCTGCACGCGGACTTTTCCACCGGGGATTTTGTCGCAGCGGGTGATCGTCAGCTTGTCGATCTGCGAATCGTCGAAGTACGCACCGCCATTCCCCATCGAATCGAGGAGAATCTTGTGCAGGTTGTCCAGGTCACGCCGGCGGGCGTCCGGCGGGTGAACCTCAATGGCGACCGCCAGCGGGCCGAGGATCGGTCGTACACTCCGCGTCGCCAGGACGAGCTTGACGGCGCGGCGATACTCTCGGCCTTCACGGCTCAAGACCGTGCGATTGCGATAGTGCCGCCACAGATGATTCACGCTGGGCGGATAGGGTAATTCCAGATCCATGACGTTTCCTCATGATGGTTCCGATCATCGTTTCCAAGGCGGTGTGCCGTTGGCAGAGGGAGCGGACGATGCACCCACGGCCGGTGCGGGCGGTTGTGGAGCCTCCTTCGCGTAGCCCTTGATCTCGTTGGTCACGTCGCCGGTGTCGTCGCGTTTCTTGCATTTCACTGTGATCACGAGCGGCAGGTTGTGCAGTTCGACCGAGTCGTTCGGGGCCAGCACGCCGACCGCCCGGCAGATCGCCGAGAGTTCGGCCTGGGCAATCTTCACGGTCATCTCGTTGCTGTTGGCCAGGTTGAGCCGGGCCCAGACCTTGCGACCTTTGAACTGGCCGTCGAGAATCTCGAACGTCAGTTGCAGGTACTGCCCGGTGCCAGCCTTGGTTGGCTTCATCTCCGATTCGGTGATGACGGCGAGATACTTGCCCGCGGGCAGCGGATCGTAGTCGGCCGACGGTTCCACGCGGTTGGCATCGAAGCCACTGAGGTTCGCCATGTTCAAGCTCCTTGCGGTTGGGGTTGGTGAGTGAGGGCGTTGACGAAGGCGTCCCACGAGAGGGGAAGTTCTTCGGTGAGTCCGTAACGGTTCTTGGCGACACACGACGGGCCGCCGACTGTGCGGAGGATGCGTTCACCGCCGTCCTTGCCAATGGCGTGGGCGATGCTGCGCTTGCGGCCGAAACCGGCGTCGTCGCTCGACGTGCGGAACTTCCGTGTGGCGAAGAGCACGGCGTCGCACCACTCGGTGATCAGCGCCGAGGCGTGCTTGTGCAGCCGGGGCGAGTAGCGGTCGTACGGCGGGGCTTCGGGGTCTTCGAACTTCTCGACCTTGGCGTGGGCGATCAGCACGACGACCATGCTGCGCTGGCTGCGGAGCAGGTTCAGATGCTCGACGATCTCCCGCCAGTAAGTCAGGGCGTGGGTGTAGCCGCGGGCATAACCGCCGTCGGCCTTCTCGATGTTCTTCACGCTGAAATCACTGCAGACGCGGTCCCACACCAAGCGTTCGAGCCAATCGAGGCTGTCGAGCACCACGGTTTCGAAGTCGTGATCCTGGGTGCGAAGTTCCTTCAAGGCCCCGAGGGCTTCCTCGTAGGTGGCCGCCAGCGGGAACTTCGCACAATCGATCTCGTCGAGGCCATCTTCAGTCGGCACGAAGATCGGCTTCGGCGCACTGGCCCCGAACGTGGATTTCCCAATGCCCGGCGTGCCGTACACGAGCAGTCGGGGTGGCCGGGGCGTTTTGCCGCGTTGGATCTTGGCGAGGTTGCTCATGCCGCCACCTTGCCGGGCACGGCGATGTCGTTGATCTGGATCTGCTGGATCAGGAACGCGCTGTCACCGAATTGCCGGTGAACAAACGCCATCAGGATCTTGGCCAGATCGCGACCGACGGGCGTGCTCACGTCGATGACGCATGGGCCAATGCCTGTCATGACGAAGCGTTGTGCCTCGGCTTCGCCGTGGAGTCCCTCGACAGCGAAGTACGCCAGCAAGAGCGAAGCATCGATCTCGGCGATGGGAATGTCGCTGCGGAACCGGAAGCGATAAAGCGTTCGCTGCACGTCAAATCCTCCTGGGTGTGGTGGCTGGGAAAAAAAGGCCCCCTATTGAGGGGCCTACCGCGTCGCGGCCCAAAGCGTGGAAAAAAATCAGACGTAAATCTGCAAGCCGGCGGCGGCGAAATGCTTGCGAAGTGCCTTGATCGAGTAGTACATGCTCGGCCGCTGCACGCCGCGGGCCTTGGCCGTCTCGGTGATCGACTCGACCATGAGTTGCTCGGAGACTTCCCGCAGATCGGGCGGCAGGGAGGTAACCACTTCCGTCACGTCGAGGCGACAATCAGAATGCTCCACGTCCGCCTGTGCGGGATCGTCTCCGCTGCGTGCGGTTCGTTGCGATTCCGGGATGGTGTCGCCGAAGGAAACGACTCGACCATCGTCTTCGACGAGTTGGTTGAGAGATCCGTCGAGACGCTTGGGATCACGCATCGAACGGAGGCGATGCTGAATCAAGGCGGCAAAACGATTCTCGCAGACGACGATCACGAAGGCCTCCCACGTGGCGGCGTTCGGGTCGAACTGCGTTTTCCGGTGAATCAGATCGACAGCGAAATCCTGAAGCAAATCTTCACGGTCATTGGCGGCGAAGCCGCGTTGGCCGATCAGTTGCCGGACTTTGCCACGAATGAAACGCGAAGCGAACGGGTCAATGGCGTCGAGGTAATGCTGGGTATTGGAAGACATCGGACTGGCTCCTCGGGCCGCGAGGAGGCAGTGAGAGTCGCCGGAATACGTGCTCTGAACGCGTCGAGCGAAGCCGTGCGGAAAGCGCCGAATCTCGGCGACTCCCACAACGCCTCCGCTCGAGCGGCCGGTTGGTTGTTTGGAATCGAAACAGGGATTGAGCCGATCGTCAGATCGTCTCGGGGATTTCCAGTTGCACGGGCAGACCGTCGTGAACCTTGACCAGTTCCACGACGCCATCACCCAAGCGGGACAGGTGTTGAATCAAGGCCCGCTGTTCCCCGCAGAGCACGAATGCTTCGGGGTCTTTTCGCTGCGTAGCTGCCGGGGCCGTGGTGCGGTGAATGCCCAGGACTTCGGGTGGCGGATCGAAGATCGGCTGACCACCGCGGACATGCAACCCCCGGATGGTGCCAAACCCGAGTCGGCGCATGCCTTCGAGCAGACGCCTCTGATTGGGCGACAGGGCGCTCGACGGCGTCTCGGCCGGCGGCGTGCGAATTCGCGTTTCGGATGTGCGATTCATCAGTGTCTCCTTTTGCCGCGATCACAATGACCGCGTCTGGAGACATGATGCCTTCGCGCCGCTGAGCGAAATGCGGAGCATTTCCTCAGCAAACACTCAGCAGATTGGATTGGTTAGGCGACAGGTTCCGAAGTGCGGACGAAAGCCATTTCGCCACGTTGCAGGCTGAAAAAGATGGGGAATGCTGGTTGGATAGCCGCGAGCTTGGTGTTGAGATCGCTCAGAAAACGTGAAAGGGCATTGCGGTTCGTGCGATCATCGACGTACTTGCCTTTCCAGATCGCACCCTTGGCTCGATGCCAGACCTTCTCGATGGGCAGAGGATTCGTCCGAAACGCAGCGTTCAGGAATTGCATTTCACGCTTGGTCAGTTCGACATCGTAACGACGGCCACCCAGTATCACATAACCGGAATAGGCCCCATCGGGCTGTCGAGCATCGCCTCGGCGGACGATGGCTTCGTCCCAGTCGATCTTGAGATGCCCCTGTTCCGCCGACGGCAGCAACGGGATCAGGAAGATGTTTCGGCCTTCGAGTGTTTCGTCTACTGATGGCGGCAACGTCACGGGTTGTGGAATCAGCACGACCAGGCACTTCGCGGACCGAGGTTGAGCCAGCGCCAGGCAGCGCACGCTGAATGCG